TAACAGGGAAAGGAGCTGACTTATTAATAATAGATGACCCACACTCTGAGCAGGAAGCGAAACTAGCCCAAGGGGACCCTAGTGTATTTGACTCTGTATATGAGTGGTATACGTCTGGCCCTAGGCAGCGTCTTCAACCTGGAGGGGTTATTATTGTAGTCATGACACGCTGGTCAGATAAAGATCTAACTGGCAAGCTCTTAAAGGATGATACTGAATGGGATATTGTCCAGTTACCTGCAATTCTGCCTAGTGGTAATGCTTTATGGCCTGAGTTCTGGGAGCTAAGAGAGCTGTTAGATCTAAAGGAAGAGCTCCCTGTATATAAGTGGAACGCTCAATATCAACAGACTCCTACTGGAGAAGAAGGCGCTTTAGTTAAAAGAGACTGGTGGCAGAGATGGGAGGCTGATAGGCCCCCTAAGTGTGAGTTTATAATACAGTCATGGGATACTGCGTTTACTAAAAGTCAGAGGGCGGATTATTCAGCCTGTACTACTTGGGGGATTTTTCACTTAAATGAAAACCCAGAAGACGTTAATATAATCATGCTAGATGCGTGGAAGGATAAGCTGGAATTCCCTGATCTAAAGGACACGGCTAAGAGATTCTATGATGAATGGCAGCCTGATGCCTGTATTATTGAAGCTAAAGCTGCTGGAGCTCCACTGATATTTGAATTAAGACGTATGGGCGTGATGGTATCTGACTACACTCCTGTAAGAGGTAATGATAAGTTTGTCCGTATTAACTCAGTAACTGATTTATTCAGGTCTGGGAGAGTCTGGGCTCCTGAGACTAAGTGGGCAGAAGAGGTAATAGAAGAAATGGCTAGATTTCCTAATGCAGAACATGATGACTTGGTGGATTCTACGGTCCAAGCTCTAATAAGATTTAGGCAGGGTGGGTTTTTAAGACTCGACTCTGATGAGGAAGATGATAATATTGGTTTTAGGCGTAAAAAGACTTACTACTAAGGAGTAAACATGTCAGCAGATTTTGATAAAGCTCTGTATCCCGCACCTTTAATGGAAGAGGAAGAGGATAACCCAGAGATAGAGATAGATATTGGTGAGATAGAGGAAGAAGAATGCGTTGATGGCGAGTTTGAGGCCAATCTTGCTGAAGAAATGAATGAGGCAGACCTAATTAGCCTAGCTTCGGACCTAATTCAGGACTATGAGGATGATGAGTCCTCAAGAAAGGACTGGATGCAGACCTATGTAGACGGATTAGAGCTACTAGGTATGAAGATAGAGGAAAGGTCTGAGCCTTGGGAAGGAGCCTGTGGTGTTTATCACCCACTTCTGTCAGAAGCTTTAGTTAAGTTTCAGTCAGAGACAATTATGGAGACATTTCCAGCGGCAGGACCTGTTAAAACTAGGATCATTGGCAAGGAAACCCCAGCTATAAAAGATGCTGCTGATAGGGTACGGGATGATATGAATTATCAGCTCACAGAGATCATGGTTGAGTACCGCCCTGAGCATGAAAGAATGTTATGGGGCTTGGGTTTAGCAGGTAATGCATTTAAGAAGGTTTACTTTGACCCTTCTCTTGATAGGCAAGTCTCATTATTTGTTCCGGCGGAAGATGTAGTGGTCCCTTATGGAGCGTCAAATATAGAGACATGTGACCGCGTAACTCATGTGATGCGTAAGACTAAGAATGAGATTAAACGCCTCATGGCTGCCGGTTTCTATAGAGATATAGACCTACCAGATCCTGTTAATTCATTAAATGAAATAGAGAAGAAGATAGCAGAGCAGATGGGATTTAGAGCTACCTCTGATGACCGCTATAAGCTTCTTGAAATGCAGGTATACCTAGACCTACCTGGGTATGAGGATGAAGAAGATGGAGAAGAGACTGGCATAGCTCTACCTTATATAGTCACAATTGATAAGAATACTACAGACGTATTGGCTATCCGCCGTAACTGGAGGCCAGAAGATCCTACTAAACAGAAAAGATCTCACCTAGTTCACTATGGCTATATCCCAGGCTTTGGTTTCTACTGCTTTGGATTAATCCATCTAATAGGTGCTTTTGCTAAGTCTGGTACTTCTATCATTCGCCAGCTGGTGGACGCAGGTACTTTATCTAACCTGCCTGGTGGATTAAAGACTAAGGGTATGCGCGTTAAGGGTGATGACACTCCTATCGCCCCAGGTGAGTTTAGGGACGTAGATGTAGCCTCTGGCACCATTAGAGATAACATTCTTCCGCTTCCCTATAAAGAGCCTAGTCAGGTTCTATTCCAGCTGATGAATCAAATCATTGAGGACGGGCGTAGGTTTGCCTCAGCTGCTGATTTGAATGTATCTGATATGTCTGCTAATGCCCCAGTAGGAACTACTCTAGCTATTCTGGAGAGGACTTTAAAGGTTATGTCTGCAGTTCAGGCCCGTATTCATTACTCTATGAAGCAGGAGCTGAAGCTATTAAAGGCAATTATTAGGGACAATACTCCTAAAGAGTACAGTTATCAGCCTATAGATGGGAGCAGAAAGGCTAAGCAATCTGACTATGATCACTGTGATGTGATCCCAGTTTCAGATCCTAACGCCTCTACTATGTCTCAGAAGGTAGTTCAGTATCAGGCTGTAATGCAGATGGCTGCGGCAAACCCACAGATCTATGACCAAGTGGAGCTAAACCGTCAGATGCTAGAGGTCTTGGGTGTTAAAAACATTGGCAAGTTAGTACCTAATGCTACTGATGAAAAACCCAAAGACCCAGTATCTGAGAATATGGCAGTACTTAATGGCAAGCCTGTTAAAGCTTTCATTTATCAGGACCATGACTCACACATCAAAGTACACCAATCTTTTTCTGATGACCCAGTGTTGGCGCAACAGCTATCCCAAAACCCACAAGGTCAGGTTCAGCATGCTTCACTACTGGCCCATATTAATGAGCACATAGCCTTCCAATACCGCAAGAACATTGAAGAGCAGCTTGGAATTCCATTGCCGGATATGGACAAGGAATTGTCTAATGATATGGAAACTGAGATTTCTAGGCTTATGGCTATGGCTGCAGGTCAATTGCTGGAGAAGGACAAGTCAGATATTGCAAAGCAGAAGGCGGCAGAACAGGCGCAAGATCCTCTGGTTCAGATGCAGCAACAAGAGCTTCAGCTGAGAGGAAGAGAAGTGGCTGTCAAGGAAGAAGAGGTCAAGATCAAGCAGGGTCTGGCTATTGTGGCAGTACAGGAGCAGCAGGATAAGAAGCAGAATGAGGCAGATAAGCTCAATGTCCAAATGCAGATAGCTGGCCTACAAGTTGGTGCAAAAATCTCTAAGGATAAGGCTGCGATAGATGCAGATAATATGATTGAGGCCTTTAGAATAGCGGAGAAAGAGCAGGCACTAAGGGCTAATATGGACTTAGAGGGTGCAAAGTTAGGTGTAAAAATCGGGGGTATGGTTGAATCCGCGAACAAAGAAAATAAGAAGGGCGGTAAATGAGCCGCTCTATAGAGTCAGTACTTAAAGATATACAGTTAAAGAAACAACAGATAGTTGAGGTAGTTGCTACAAGCGCAGCTAAAGACTATGCAGAGTACCAAAAACTTTGCGGGGAGATTAGAGGTCTTTCCATCGCGGAGGGTTATATCCTTGATTTGGTAAAACTAATAAACAATGGTGAATATGAAGATCTGTAGGCGATGTGACATTAGCAAGCCTTTTAGTAATTTTTACAAGGCCACCGCTAGCAAAGACGGATGCTCCAGCAGATGCAAATCTTGCGAACTTGAATATCAGCGAGGGCGCAAAAGTCAGAAGCAAGTATCTAATAGCAAATGGCAAAGCTCTGAAAAGTATGATCGGTATAAAGAAAAGCTTCGCTTGCAAACTAAGAAGCACAATATGCAGCGAATAAGCGAAAAGCTTGATGCGTTTACCAAAGTTACTGGGGATGCAATTCTTACATGGCGAAAAAACGCAACTTTGCGCCACGCAGCAAAGATACAGGCAACTCCTCATTGGCTTACAAGAAATCAACGTAGCAGAATAATGCAGGTGTATGCGCTGACCCAACAACTACAAGAAGTTTTGGGTGCTGTTTTTCACGTTGATCACATAGTCCCACTTGTTTCAAAAAACGTCTGTGGGCTGCATGTTTGGTGGAATCTTCAACCTTTATCAGAGGTTGAGAACATAAAAAAAGGAAACACGTTTAACCCCGCAATTTATCCGGCACAAGGGGAAATTGCTTTTCCTGATGGGGACGGGCCGAAAGCAGATCGGATATCTGCACACATGGAGCAATCTGATGACTGAAATCGCTACAGAAAGCGAAGAAACAAAGGCAACACAATTGCCTGTACCAAGTGGCTACCACATCCTGGTTAGCTTGCCTGTAATAGAAGAAAAGTATGATAGTGGCTTATTGAAGGCTGACTCAACCCGTCAGTTTGAAGAAGTGCTAAGTACTGTGTTCTTTGTAGTTGCATTGGGTCCAGACTGTTATTCTGACAAAAGCAGATTTCCAGGTGGGCCTTGGTGTAAGAGTGGAGACTTCATATTGGCTCGTCCTAATACTGGTACACGTTTAAAGATACATGGCAAAGAGTTTAGATTGATAAACGATGACACAGTAGAGGCAGTTGTAGAAGATCCAAGGGGAATCAGTAGGGCTTAACAAAATACCGCAAGGTAACA